TGGCATTTCCAATGCTTTTGTACAGTTGTTCGATGCCGAGGTTAAGCAGGCATACCAGTCGTCACGCGCACTGGCAGGCTTAACCCGCGAGCGGGCAAATGTCGAAGGCAATCAGGTGAAGTTTCCGAAGATCGGAAAAGGCACCGCAACAGTTCGCGTTCCGCAAACTGATGTGACCCCTCTTAACGTGACTTACTCACAAGTCACAGCAACAATGTCTGACTACATCGCTGCCGAATACAGCGACATCTTTTCACAGCAGAAAGTCAACTTTGACGAGCGTCGTGAATTGGTGCAGGTAGTTGGTAACGCTATTGGTCGCCGTATGGATCAGCTTGTTCTTGATGCCCTCAACGCATCAGCAACAACACTGACCGTTGCGACTACCATTGGTGGCGCTGGTACAAACATGAACATCGAAAAGCTGATTGAAACAAAGAAGCTGCTTGATGCGAATAACGTACCATCTGAAGGCCGTTGCATGATCATCCACGCTAATAACTTGGCTGGTATGCTGGGCGAAACCGAAATCACAAGCGCAGACTTTGCGACAGTAAAAGCTCTGGTTTCTGGTGAGGTTGACACCTTTATGGGCTTCAAGTTCGTAACTCTTGGTGACCGTGATGAAGGTGGCTTGCCACTGCCATCAACCCGCACCTGCTTTGCATTCCACAAGGATGCAATGGGTATGGGTATCGGCATGAACCAAAAGAGTGAAATCAACTATGTCCCAGAAAAAACCAGCTTCTTGGTTTCTTCTATGTTCAGCGCTGGCGCGGTTGCCATCGATGACGAGGGCATTGTCAAAATCTCTTGCACTGAATAGAAAGGAGTGTAGAAAATGGCTTTCTCTTCAGCAGGATGGAATGTTATTGGTGCAGCTAAATCTGGCAACGCACCTAGCATGTACACCTACACATCAGCCGACGCGATTGCTGACGTGAACACCGAAGGTTATTTCAACGACTTGTCAGACACAGTGGCAGTCGGTGACGTGATCTTTGTTCACGATAGCGCGACCCCAACAATGTCAATCGTTGTTGTTCTGTCAAATGCCGCTGGTGTTGTTGACGTATCAGACGGCACGGCTGTATCAGTCGCTGACGCTGACTAACAATGGTGGGGCGGCTTATGCCGCCCCATTTCCCCATTTTGGAGTAACGAATGGCGCAGGGCGATACCAAACTATCAATATGTTCCGAGGCTCTGATTATGCTGGGCGCTGCCCCGCTTTCGTCATTTGCCACCGGCACCGATGAAGCGCAAGTGGCTGATCGTCTTTATGACGACATCCGCGACACTATCATAATGCAGTACCCATTTAGCTGGTCTGTTAAAAAGGTAAAGCTAGGCCGTTTAGCTAGCACCCCAATAAATGAATGGAAATATACATACGCACTGCCGGGTGACATCCTTGGCAACCCAAAAGCTGTATTTAATGTCGGCGCTGTTGGAGCGCAGCCAGTGCGAGACTTTGAGATCTACAATCTTGGCCTTTACACAAATTACGAAGATGTTTGGATTGACTACCAGTTCCGGCCAACAGAGGCCGTCTTCCCGCCTTATTTTGTGCGCTTGTTGAAGACAGCGCTTGCGGCTGACTTTGCCGAGCCGGTAACCGACCAACTTACAAAGGGTGATTATTATCACCAAAAGGCATACGGTGCGCCGTCCGAGAATATGCGCGGTGGTCTATTGCGCGTTGCCATTAACATTGACGGCGCTGACCGTCCGGCTCAAACAATACAAGAGTTTCCGATTTCAGATATAAGGTTCTAGCATGAGCCGGATTATTCAGATCCAAAATGATTTTACCAGCGGCGAGCTAGATCCAAAGCTACGCGCCCGGACTGACATTGACCAATATAGTTCTGGGCTAACCACTGCGCGTAATGTGAGCATACAGCCTCAAGGCGGTGCAAAGCGCCGTGACGGCACTAAGTTTGTTGCTGAGTTAGACAGTGGCGCTGGCACCGCAGTGCGGATGGTGCCGTTTGAGTTCAGTGTGTCTGACAGCTATATGCTGGTGTTTACCCCCGGCAAAATGTATGTCTTTAAGGATGGCGCGCAAATTACAGCGATTAATGGCGGCGGCAGTGATTTTTTAACAGTGGCTGCGGTCACATCATCTATATTGCCGGAAATGAATTGGGTGCAATCTGCTGACACAGTTATTGTTGTGCATGAGGATCTTGAGCCGTTAAAGATTGTGCGCGGCGCTACAGACGCAGATTGGACAGCCAGCACAATTGATTTTGATCACATCCCAAAATATGCGTTTGAGTTTGATGTTCACAGCCCGCAGTTTACGATCACGCCATCCAGCACGGTTGGGAACATTACGATCACAGCTAGCGCAGTGACGACTGACACCGGCACGGCTCAGGGCGGTGGGGCTAATACTATAACGCTAAAGGCTGCGTCCAACTACACGCTAGATGACGAGCCAAATGGTATGTTTATTGAAATTACGGCTGGCACTGGGTCAGGGCAAAAGCGCCACGTTGAAGACTATGTCGCGTCAACTAAATTGCTTACAGTTTACCCAGCGTGGGCAACAGCGCCTGATGGCACATCTCAGTATAAAGTGACCGCATTTAGCACAGCGGCTGAAGGCGAATATGCTGTGGTTGATAGCGGTTTTGGTCGTGCGCGTTATGTTGAGTATGTCAGCGATACAGAAATGAAAGCATACGTTGAGATACCGTTTTTTGATACAAGCGGCATCACCAATGGCAAATGGAACAGTGAACACGGCTACGAAGAGGTCTGGTCAGCAACACGCGGGTGGCCGCGTAGCGTAACATTCCACGAGGGTCGTTTGTATTTTGGTGGGAGCAAAGGCCGCCCATCAACTATATGGGGAAGCCGCGTATCTGACTTTTTTAATTTTGACCCCGGCGAAGCTCTTGATGATGCGGGAGTTGAGGCGACATTAGACACCGGCACCTTCAATGCTATCGTCGATATTTACTCTGGACGCCATCTGCAAGTGTTCACAACTGGCGCTGAGTTTTATGTGCCACAAGCGCTAGACGAGCCTATCACGCCAACAAATATGATTGTAAAGCAGCAAACAGCCTTTGGCATGAAGCCGGGCATTAGGCTGCAAAACGTCGATGGCTCGACGCTGTTTATTCAGCGCCAAGGCAAGGCGCTGCAAGAATTTATTTATAGCGACACGGTGCAGGCTTATACGTCAGCCAAAATATCGTTGTTGTCGTCGCATCTTTTAAAGACGCCGGGCGAGATGGCTGTGCGTAAAGCGACAGGCACAGACGAGGGTGACCGCTTGCTAATCGTAAATGACGATGATGGCAGCATTGCCTGTTACACGCTGCTGCGAAGTCAGAATGTTATCGCGCCGTCAGAGTGGACAACCGATGGCAGCTTTTTAAATATCGGCGTTGATGTCGATGATATCTATACTGCGGTAAAGCGAACTTTTGTGCCTTATGCCACAGCCACAATTACTGTGACTGACGCAACAAACATAGCAAACGGCGAAACTGTTGCCCTAACCGACAACGCCGGAACGTCAACAACATTTACTGCGGTAACTGCCGCGCCAGCAAACGCGCTAGAGTTTCAAGTCGGCGGCGCACTGACTAACGATCAGGTTGCAGACAATTTGGCTGCGGCCATCAATTCGGTTGCTGGGTACTACGCGCCAAATCCTGCTGCTAATGTTGTAAGCATTACACGCACAACCGCTGGCGGCAGCAACTTAACAATTACATCAACTGACGCGGTGAGGCTAACCGACGTTGATTTTGTAATTGGCGCGACTGATAGATACTATGTTGAGCTATTTGACGCTGACGCATTGCTTGATTGTTCTGTTGTCGGCGTCGCGGCGTCATCTGTAAATATGAGCCACTTAGAGGGCGACACTGTTAAGATTATTCGCGACGGCATTATTGAGCCTGACCAAACTGTAGGCATTAGCCCATTCACAATTACTTTTGCCACGGCGGCAACTACAAGCTATCAGGTTGGCATCAATTTTACGCCAGAGGTAAAGACACTGCCGGTTGAACCGCGCTTATCAAGCGGGTCTTTAAAGGGGTTTAAAAAGCGGATCTTTGAGGTTAACGCTGAATTGTTTGAAACGCAGTCCCTAACAATTGATGGCAAGCTAGTGCCGTTTAGGCAATTTGGTAGTGGTGTGCTGGGCGGCGCTGTTCCTGAGTACACTGGTATCAAAACGCTACATTCTATGTTAGGTTATACATACGATGGTCAAATCACAATTGGTCAAGAGGTGCCGTTGAAAATGACGCTGCTTGGCATTGATTATAAAGTGAGTGCAGGGCAATGAGTGGTGGTGGTTTAGGATTAGCGCTTTCTGGTGCCAGCGCTTTTATGCAGTACAGAGCCGGGCAGGCGCAGTCTGCTGCTTTACAAGCACAAGCTGGCTACACGCGGCTACAAGCCCAACAAGAGGCATTAAAGCAAAAGCAGCAGGCTGTTGCGGTAATGGATAACATGATAGCCACAGCAGCGACCATTAACGCTTATGGCGGTATTGGGCTTGGCAATGTGGACAACCTAAAGAAAGCAGCGCGGGCAAAGGGCGTTAAGGAATTATACACCGTTAAGAACAATGAGATCATCGCTTTGCGTGGCGGTTATATGCAGGCTGATCAATATATGTTGCAAGCCAGCGCCGCCAGACAAGCTGGCTTTGCCTCGGCTATAGGAACATTTGGGTCTGGGTTAATGATGAAAACGAGTATTGGTTAATGGCTAGGTCACTAGAATATAGGCCGCTTGGCGTTGGCATTGCGTCGCTTCCCGGCGTTAACTTTGTTGCGACTGGAACAGCGCAAGCTAGAGTGGCAAACACAATTTCACAATCGCTCGATCAGATGTCGCGTTTTGCTTTTCAACAGTATGAGACACAGGCAAAGATTGAGGGCGCTGAGTTTGGCGCTGCCAACGCGCCGAGCATTGCTGACCTTATTAAGGCTGATGATGCTGAGGCTAGGAAAGCGCTAATGCCCGGTGGCACTGAAACTGTGCGTGGCAGGGCAGAGCGTCAAGCGGCGCTAAATACTGTTGCGGCTAACCTTGAGATAGCAGCGCGTGATGCAATTAAGCAAATAGCTGTTGAGGGTCATGTAAACTTTACAAATGTTGTTGATCTTCAGAAGCAGATTGATGGCGTTATTAACGGCTTTAGTGGCGCAATGACTGATGTTGATCCAGCGAGTGGCGCTAAATTGCGCCTTGGCCTGTCAACTATTGGCAACACCGCCTATACAACTCACGTTAAGATGATGGCTACAAAGGCCGAAGAGCAAGCCGATTACCTTGCCAAAAAAGGCGCTGACCAAGTTATTGCTGACATAGGGCAGATGGTTATCAACAGGGCATCAAAAAGCCCAGATGAAATGGCTGGGATTATTTTTAGTGAGAAATCGAAATTAGTTAAGTTTGCCGATGCAATTGAAGATCCGGCGTTTTTAGTAAGCTCAATGGAGAATTTTGATAAGGCTGTTAGCGACGCAAAAATAAACGCTATAGGTGAATATGTTTTGCGTGACCCCCTTAAAAACAGCCAAGAGATTTTAGATACATTAAACACTGGCAAGATGAAAATTACAGATAATGGCATCGCAAATATTGCTATGTCTCTTAACTCACAAGAGCGGCTTGAAGCCTTCAAAAGGTCAAACACTGCAATCAATGATGTATATGCAAGAGAAACACAGCAAGACGCCAGAATTGACCGCCAGAGAAAAGCTGCCGCAAGAAATCTAGAAACTGAGCTTACTGGGTTCCTAATTGATGGCGGTGCTGATGATGATGATGTCCGGGCAAAGATAGTTGAATTGCGCGATTTAGACCCAGACAAAGCATCAAAGTTCAATGACGCATATTTTGTTAAGGGCGGCAATGATGACCCAGATACGCTGTTGCTTCTGGATCAAAAAGGTATGGACGGATTTTTGACTACTGGAGATATTTTAAATGCGCGGGCAGATAGAAAGATTACGCTAGATAGCGCTAGAAAATATTTAACTGTAATAAAAACTAACAGAACCAGCGTCAGGAAGCAGGCTATAGATAAAATTAAATTATCGCTCGGAGTTCCTGATATTGGAATGATGACGCTTGATGCGTCAGGCGAAAGAAGCGAGGCTGCAAAGTTTGTAATGCAGGGTATGGTCGAGCTAGATGAAGCCTTGCGAATAACCCCTACTTTAGATCCTATCAAATGGGCTGATGGTTTTATTGAGCGCGGTAATGTGCAGAAAAGATTAAAAGATGGTATTAGTTCAGCCCTAAGCACAATTAACAAAATTAAAAACACCCAATTGCGTATGGGCGGCGAAAAGACAGATACAGACGAGGATCTTGACGCGATCATATTAAAATCATCAGGCGTTTTGGAAGACAACCAAAATCATCAAGTTAATCACAACAAACTACTAGATGCGATTGCTATTGTTAAACGCAACCGGGCGGCACTTGAACAATGACCGATATAGCACAAGAAATGATGAATACTATCGTCGCGGCTGAAAGCGGCGGGTCAATTGAGACTGTTCGCGACGACACCGGCAGCTATCGTATGCGCCGCGTTTATGACAAGGCTTTAGCTTTAGAGCAAATGCAAGCGGCTGGCCCCGGTGATTATCGCGACATCTACGCGCTGTCACAGCAAGCAGACGCGCCAATTACTGAGGCCGAGGTTGCAGGTACACAGCTTGGCGCAGCAGCGGGTATACCCGGCGCTATCGTGACTGGCCTGCCGGATGTTGCGGCTTTAGGTTATGGTGGTTTGAAAGCGGCAACAGCAGAAGAGGGCGAGCGGTTGCAATCGTTCTTGGATGGCTTCAGCGCTATCTCTGGCGCTATTGGTTCTGAAGCTCTTGGCGGTTTGTTTGAGGGTTTCGTTGATGAGCTAGATGTCAGTGATGAAACCAAACAAGGTTTAAAGCAAGGCTACCTATCTGGCGAGTTTGCATCAATGGGTCTTGTTGCGCCAAAGGCGGCTAAGGCCACGGCTGGCGCTGTTGCTGATTATGCAGCAGGCGCACCAGCCCGCCTAGAAGACGCCAAGAGCGGCGTTACACTTGGTATGAATGTAGACCCTACCCAAATCGTTGATGAGGCAATTGTGGCCGGTCAGAAGCTGATGGGTAAAGAGCCTGAGCCTATTATAAAAATTGCGCCAGAGGCAGCGCGTGGACACAAGACGCCTGCAAAGCTATTGATTGAAGGCACTGGGGAAAAAGCTATAACGCCAGTTGTGCAGGCATTTCCAAAAGGCAATAAAGAGGCAGTGCTGCCAAACATTGATGCAGCGCTAGCCAACAATCCAGATGCAGCTAAGTCTGTTGCCGGATGGCAAAAATTTGCACAAGAGACAATGGGCGGCAGCTATATACCGCACCCGCCAATGGTGGCTATTGAGTATGGGCGGTCGCCAGAGAAAATTGCTGAAAAACTACAAGCGCTAACGCCAGAGCTAAAGGCTGGCGTTGATGAGGGCTTTGCGTTTGTGTCTGAGATCCGAGATATGTATCAGGGCGGGAAAGCTGACCCCGGCATGACCGCTGATTTATTTGTGTGGGGCATCTTGTCACGCGGCGCTGGCCCGGTTCAGCAAGAGGCGGCATTTATTGATATTATGCAAGATGCCGCGCCTATGATGGAAAAAGTTGTAAACGGTACGTTTGACCAAGTTGATTTGGATTTCTGGAAAGACAACATGAAGAAATCCTTGCCAGAAGGATCGCCCGGCAAGCAAGTGACGATGAATGTAAACGCTGCTGGAAAATTGTTGTTTGAGCTTGCAAAACGACCAGAAGGATCGAACCAAACCGTGCTAGAAATTGTGCATGATATGGTATCTGATCCAGATATCCCGGCAAAAGAAATTCGCCGCAAGTTTATGACGCTGACAGAAAGCGCTGGCATTGATAACAAAGTTGTTAGCTTTATTTTGTTGGTTGCCGGTCGCGATGATGTATTGGTTATGGATCGCATCCAAGGACGGCATCTTTGGGATGATGGACGTTTTGGCGGCGAAAACATTTATGATGGAATTGGCAAATCTGGCGAAGGTCTTAACGGCATATTTAAAGGGCCGCGAGGCTTGCTTGTAACTGAAGCGCTTGAAGATGCTATGCGGCCAAACATACAGCAGGCGTATGAAATGATTGGCCGCCCACAAGATGCAAGCCTTGGCCGGTTCCATTGGGAAAGCTGGGTTATTGAGGGCGAGCAAGTTGTTAGTCACTCAACCTTGCAAGCAATTAGCGAGCGCACCCCAATTGGCAAAGGCGTGACTGAGGGCAAGACAGATGAGTTTGCATCAGGATTTAGATATATCAGAGGCGAGGCTGGGCCAGTACAAAGATACCCATTATCAGATGGGTCATTTGTCCACATGACACCAGAGCGAGCTAAAGAGTTTTTAGCTTTTGTTAAAAAGCCCGGATCTGGTATTGTTCCAAAGGGATTTAAAGTAACACAGAGAGCGGATGTACCTTGGTATGAAAGAACAGAAGTCAACAGATCAAAACTCGATGAGGCCGCAAGAGCCTATGAAAACGCAACCCCAGAGGGCGCAGTTTTACCAAGCGCTGAAGGGACTGAGTAAAGTTCCGACACCGTTGCAAGATGGTGTAGAAAACGAAGGATAAACTATGGCGCGTGATCTCAGCGAAGAAATGGATGAACTGGCGAAGGCTCAACAAATGGAAGAGATTTCATTTGGTGCGTCTGATGAGGTCACGACCGAGCAACAGGACTTAGCGCCTGTTACGCCGGAAGAGGTTATACAGCTTAACAACCCAGTGTCACTGCCAGATGAGCCGGTGCAGGTTGCCAGCTTATTTGACGATGCGGTTACCGGCGCGGTTGGTTTTGTAAAACGCAGAACTGCCGAGGCTGAAAAGCGCGTCACCGCCAAGATCCCAGAAAAAGATGTGCAGGTAATCGGCGGCAGCACAGTTATACGCCAAGCCAATCAGCAAGATATTGACGCACTTGAAAGTGTTTTAGATATCACTTTTGAAAAAGGCTTGAACCTACCAGCAATCATGAATGCGTCTGGCGACTTTGACCTTGCCGGTTATATGGCGAATGTCAAAGAGCTAAACAAAGATTTGTTTGAACGCGCCCGGCGCGGCACGATAAATTATAACTCAATGCTAGAACTGGCAGAGCAGCAAGGCGCAGATCAGGTGTTAAAGAAATGGCTCACACGTCAGCCCGGCAGGGGCGATGTGGCCGAGGATGTTCTGGCTGGATTGATATTAGCGCGAGATCTGACACGCAAAACGCAAGACGCTTTCCAGCTAGCTGCTGATACAGCAGAGCCAGCAGCACGGCGGCAGGCGTTTGCTAACGCCGCCCAGTACCTCACAATGGAATTTGCGATGTACTCAAACTTGTCGGGCGCTGTTAGTGAAAGCGCCAGATTGATGCGGGCGATGCAGCAAGCGCAAACAGTGGGCATTGATTTGCGTCGGTCAGATGAGTTGCTAAACATATTAGAAAACGAAGGCGTCAATGTCGAACACCTTGGCAGCTTGTATTTGTCGCTGCCAAACCCAGCCGCAAAAACAAAGCTGGTTAGGGGTTTGTTCCAACGCGGCGGTGACGTCCTGACTGAAGTGTTTATCAATTCAATCCTATCAAACCCAGTTACGCATTCTGTTAACGTGGCCGGTAACTCAGTCTTTATGCTTACTAAAAGCCTTGAAGAAATGGTGGCTGGCGCTATCGGCAGCACCGGCGTCAACAGAATTAGGCCCGGCGGCGTTGACGCAAGAGACAGAGCCTATGCGCGTGATGGCTTAATTAGGCTTGAAACAATTGGCACTAGCTTTATTGACGCGCTTGTTGTGTCTGGAAAGTCTTTTATAAAAGAGGAAGCTAGCGACCTTGCCAGCAAAATTGACGTTAGAAATAGACGCGCTATTGGTGACACTGGCGATATTGTTGAGATCTATAAGCAGGCTAGGGAAGGCAATGTGGCTGCTGCTTCCCTAAACACTGTTGGCACTTATGTTCGGATGTCTGGCCGGTTTATGTTGGCAGAAGATGAATTTTTCAAAGCCTTTGCCTATCGCACATCAATTAAGCAGCAAGCCCGCCAGCGCCAGTATGATTTTTATGACCGGCTGGTAGAGGGCGGTACGCCAAAAAATGAAGCGTCAGACTTGGCTGCGGCTGAATATGTCAAAGCACTTGAGAACCCTGACCAAAAGGCGATAGAAACAGCGCGTGAAGCTGCTCAGGTGCTGACGTTCCAAGGCGACTTAGGCGGCTTTGCTGGTGAGATGCAGGGCTTCATGTCACACCCCGCCGTTAAGATATTTGGTGCGCCGTTCTTTAAAACGCCAGTTAATGTTATGAATGCAATTGGCGAAAGATCGCCCTTAGCGCTTTTATACCCTGACGTGCGCCGCGCATTAAAAGCTGGTGGCCGTGATGCCGATATGGCTACGGCAAAGATTGCAACTGGGTCGTCTATGATGGCCGCTTTTGCGTGGATGGGTAGTGGTCTGCATTCGCCCGACAATCAAGTTATTATTATGGGGGCTGGCCCGACAGACCCGCAAGCGCGTCAGGCTATGGAGCGCCTTGGCCTTTACCCGCACACAGTTAATTTCAAAATGGATGATGGCACATATCGCGGTGTAACTTATTCGCGCCTCGACCCGATATCAGGATTGCTAGCTATGTCTGCTGACTATGCGTATTACGCGCAGTATGAAGATGATAATGGCGTTTTAGAAAACCTAACAACTGCCGCTGCGCTTGGTTTGTATAACTACGCAATGCAGCAGCCATTCTTGGATGGTGTGTCAGATCTAGCCCGGATCTTAAATAATGCAGACCCAAAACTGGCTTTTGAAGAGGCTCAGTCGTTTTTTGCTGAAAGAGCGACCACAGCCGGGTTGCAAATTATCCCAACCGTATCATCTTTGGGCGCTGGGATTGAGCGTGTTATGGATCCAACGGCATCAAGCACATTGCTGCCGGGCGAGGGTTTCTTTGGCGAAGACCCGACATTACTTAACCCGGCGGCTAGAGGCTTTTACACAGCCATCCAAAAAGCTAAAGCTCGGCATCCAATGTTTAGCGCTGATATGCCGCCATCCTTAAACCTATGGGGCGAGGTTCGCACACAAGGCACCGGGGCTGGGTGGGAGATGTGGTCGCCTGTTCGCATTATGGATGCTCAATATGAGGGTCTTGACCAAGAGATGATGGAGCTTGGCGATGGCTTGTCAATGCCAAGCAAACGCATCAGCGGCGTGATCCTTAATAATGAGCAATACAATTCACTGATTTACGCATTGAACCAGCCAGATCCCACCAAGCCTATGCTGAAGGACGCGCTGACAGATTTGTTGTATTCATCAATATATGACCAGCTACCTACAAAAGAAGATAAGCTGGACGCAATGAAAGCAATTTACAACAAGTATTCCAGTGCGGCTCGGAAAGTCTTAATGGGTCAATATCCAGAACTGCGAGAGCGGGTAGCGGAAAATCAGTAAATGGTGTATTATTCACGGCAGAATGTGAGGCATTAAATGGCAGATTACAATATCAACGCAATTACACGACGTGTCGTGTTCACCGGGTCAGCGGGCGTTGGGCCGTATGCCTTTTCGTTTGAGGTGTTAGACCAAAACGACATTGTTGTTTACTTTAACGCCACACTATTGACGATCACCACAGACTACACTGTGACAATCAATGCCAATGGCACCGGGTCAGTGACAATCGTCACTGGGTCAAGCGTACCCACGACACCAACTGCGTCAGATCAGATTGTTATTGTTGGTGCGCGTGACATTGAGCGCGTCACAGACTTTGTGACCGCTGGTGACTTGCTTGCGTCAAGCCTCAATGAGCAGCTAGATGCGCTGACAATCTTTGATCAGCAGGTGGCTGAAGAGGGTAAGCGCGGCCTACGCGCCCCGGTCTATGACCCTGCGCTAGTCGAAGATGGCGGCGTTGTTGACATGACCCTGCCAGCCAAGGCAGACCGGGCGTTAAAGTTTCTAGCGTTTGACAGCGATGGCAACCCAATCGCCACAACTACGGCTGGCGATTTTAGAAGCAATTGGGCGGCGGGCGTTGACTATGCGGCTGGTGACTTGGTTATTGATCCAAGCGACAACAATGTTTATCGGGTTAATACAGCGCATACATCTGCTGGTGTTGTGCCTTTAAGCACAAACATAAACAGCGCAAACTATGATTTGTTTGTAAATATTTCAGCGGCAAACACGGCGTTGATTGAAAGCGTGGCGGCTGATACTGCCACAGCATTGGCAATAGCACTAGGATAGTAAAATGGCTAACACTTTTAAACTTAAGACTAATGGGGCTATGCCAGCCAGTTCTGGTACGCCTGACACGCTTTATACAGTTCCGGCTGCGACAACCACGGTTATCATTGGCCTGACACTGGCAAACATCGACACAACATCAATTACAGCCACAGTGCAAATTGTTTCTACAACGGTTGATGTTGAAACTAACGAGACAGTCAGCGTCATCAAAGACGTTCCGATATTAGCTGGCTCATCTCTGGAGTTGATGGCTGGCAACAAGTACATCTTGCAAACTGGCGATGTTGTTAAAATTGACTGTGGCACAACAGCTAAGATTGATGCGACATTGAGTATTATGGAGATAACCTGATGCGGTACATTGGCGCTGACGCAAATACTGCTAACAACCAAGTCTACACTTACACGGCTGCTGGCGGTGAGACTAGCATTTCTGGCCCAGATAATAGTGGCGCATTGCTGGTGTTTACGTCTGGTGCAAATCTCCAAGTAACACTTAATGGCACTCTGTTAATTGCTGGAACGGATTACAACACAAGCACAGCAAACACGATTAGCGGTTTGACTGCGCTTACTGCAAGTGACAGCGTAGTTATTACTGTGTATCGACTATATAATGGGTCTGATGCAATGCCATTGACAGGCGGTGAGTTTAGTGGGCCTGTTGGTTTGGGCGGTATTCCTATTTACGAAAACGCTTTAACTGTAAACACTGACTACACAATTACTAATGGTCGTAACGCTATGTCGGCAGGGCCAATTACTATAGCCAGCGGTGTAACAGTAACGGTTGGCACAGACGAAACTTGGACGGTGGTGTAATATGTCAGAGTTAAGAGCAGACACAATCACAGGTAGTGATGGCACCAGTCCTGTCACGCTGACAAAGCAAAGTGCGGCGAAGGCGTGGCAGTCGCTTGGTGCTAGTGGTGGAACGCCTTCTTTGAATGACAGTTTCAACACAAGTTCAATCGCTGATAACGGTACAGGTCAGCACACCCTCAGTTTTACCAACAGTTTTTCTAGTGTGAATTATTCAGTTACAGGTTCTTGTCAAACCAGTGGAACGGCGCAAGGCAACAATAGTGGTGAATTTAGAATTGGAACATTAACAACTAGCACAGAGGCATTTAGCACCGCTAACGAGGGTCAAAGTTCCTATGTCGATTGTCCACGCACCCATATACATCAACTTGGAGACCTAGCATGAGTGAGATAAAAGTAGACAACCTCACCGGCAAGACATCCGCTGGTGACATCACAGTGACCTCTGAAGGCGGTGCGGCGACTATGCAGTTGCAGCAAGGTTTGGCGAAGGTGTGGTCACGATTTAATGGTTCTGCTGCAACAACCACAGACAGTTTCAATCAGGCGAGTTTTGTAGATGCGGGAACCGGAATTTATCAAATAAATATGAGTAATCCATACAGAGCAAATGTTGGCGCACACACGACCTGTTCAGGGGCATACCACGCTATTAATAGGTCAAGCGGAACCGCTACACAAATTGAAATAGGAACTTACAATTCAAGTCATAGTTCTGTTGATGAAAGTCGTTGTTCAATTATTTCACACGGAGACCTAGCATAAAATGGCTGGAAAAATTATAGCAGACCAAATCGAACACAGCACCGCTGGGTCACTTGATACAAGTTACGTTGTTAATGGTAGTGCGAAGGCGTGGGTTAACTTTAACGGCACTGGAACAATAGCAACTCGTGATTCCCTTAACGTAAGTGGATTAACAGACAACGGTACGGGTAACTACACAGTTGATTTCACAAATGCACTGTCTTCTGCAAATTTTTCTGCCCTTGCTACTTGTGGTTTAGATTCCGGTGGGTCACGGTCATTTTGTTCTACTGATAGTCACGCAACAACAAGCATTGACGTACTGATAAGACAAGCAGCTTCAAATAGTAATGTTGATGCAGCAGATGTTCAGTCTGGATTATTAGGAGACTTAGCATAATGCAGACACCATCATTCCAAGGCACACACCTATTTGACAGGCTATGCTGGGCAAAAGAAAACTTAGAAGCCTATCAGTCAGACTATCGTGTAGTCTATGAGGACAGCGTTGATGAGTGCGCTAAGATACTTGTGCCTGACCCCAACTGGATGGCGTGTGCATTGCAGGGCGGTATCCTGCCGCCTGTGTGGGTGTATCACGAGTTAGCTAAAGATGAAGCGCAACCTGACTTCAAGAAGCACACTCGTGGCTATCTGTTGCACCAGACAGAACCAATGCCAGCAATGACCGAAGAGCAAGCTATCGAATACCTAATTATGAAGGACTGCCCACAAAGCGTCTGGCAGAATTGGGATGAGGGCAATCGCCCGACTATGGTAATATGCCGTAAGGAACAGTTACCGCAAACAAGAGAATGGCGCAATTCGTGGCGCATATCTGATGAACTAAACTTAGCCGCTTAGGAGATTATAATGGCTGTTACAACTTATATCGTGGATAAGGACGGTAATCAGATTGATGCCTCAACTGCTACCGTTCCAGCAAATCGTGACTTTCGTGGTGCTTGGTCATTGACCGGCAACGTGATTAGCGAGGACTTGACCAAGGCAAAAGAAATCTTTGCTGACAAGGTTCGTGAGGTTCGCACACCATTGCTTGAGGCATTGGACACAGACTATATGAAGGCACTTGAAGCAAGCGCAGACACAACTCAGATTGTGGCTGACAAGCAAGCTCTTCGTGACGCGCCGACTGCTGGCGATAGCGCGACAACTATTGCCGAGCTAAAGGCGGCTTGGCCTGCCGCTTGTGGTGACAGCCCTTACGCATAAGGATGCTATCTGATGAACGAGGAAAACAAAGTCATTCTGGATGTTATAGCTGGCACCGGCACATTTGCTGCTTGGATGTCTATGGTACCGGATGTCGTGGCTTTGTTTACCGGCGTCTGGATACTAATCCGCATCTGGGAAACTGACACAGTAAAGCGTATCGTCAAGCGACTGCAAGGCGATGTTTAAGGCAATCGTTTTAGCCTGCTCTTTGAGCGCGCCAACAAATTGCATCGAACTGCATGATTTTCGTGGGCCGTGGTCATCATATGAGGCATGTGTTGAGCGAGTGCATGAAATGGCAAAGGATATTGGCGAATTACCCGGTGACTTTCTCGCCAAATCTTATAAGTGTTTGCCGCTTAGAAAAGGGATGCTGTCTTAAATGGAGCCAATAAGCACAGCCCTTATGGCGGTTAGCGCCGCGTCTAATGCCATAGCCTTTATCAAAGCGCGGGTTAATGACGTGCAATCGGTGGCTGATTTGTCGGATCAGATTGGCACGTTGTTTTCGGCTCAGAAAAAACTAAACGAGGAACGCAACAAGCAGGCCGGTGTTGGCGATGTTAGCTTTAGGGGCAGCATTGACGCAGTGCTTGAGGCAAAGCGTCTCAACGAAGAGATGCAGCAGATCGCCACGATGATCAACATGCGCTGGCCGAAGCCAGCCGATCAGCCGTCAACGTGGCAAGAGATTATCAACCATCACAACAAGGCTTTGCGCGAGCAGAAAGAGGCAAGGCTAAAAGCTCAAAGGGAAGCCGCCATTGCACACGATGAAATGGTCGAAAACATGAAGATCGGTTTAGCTGTTTTCGCTTTGGTGGTTGTTGTGGTAGGTTTGTTCATAACAATTATGGTGACAACAGCCGGAGCCATTGGGCTTAGATGAGCGAAACAACAACCGGGCTGATTGGTGAGCATACTGCTCTTGCGGCCATCCTCAGTATGGATGGCGGTTGGAAAGCGACCCACTGTCCAATGGATAGGATTGATGTACTTGCGTTTTGTGAACAAACTTTTATCAGGGTTCAAGTTAAGACGGCCACGCTGGCTGTGCATTGCCATCATAAGTCAGCCCGGCATCACTTTAATCTTGGTCACGGCTGCAAAACTAAAAAACTGCCTACGAAAGATGACTACGATGTTTTGTGCCTTGTATCACCCAATGCCAGAAGGTGCTTGTTCATGCCGGTTACGTCAGTACGGCAATATAGTATGCGCCTGCCCGCGTCACGCTTCACGGCTGAAGAGGAAATTGATAGCTGGATTAAAACGGTTGATCACGTTTTGGAGATGAGACGCTAATGGATATCGACAAGCTACGCGAGGAACTAATTGCTGATGAGGGCATGAGGCTGGACGTGTATAAATGCACAGCCGGTCATTTGACTGTGGGCGTAGGGCATCGCATCATCGAGGGTGACGCAGAACACGGCAAGCCACTGGGCTACACAATTACAGAACGCCGCATGAAGCAGCTATTCGATTTGGACATTGCAATCGTGCGCGAGGATTGTCACCGGCTCTATGAGGATTTCAGCGAGCTACCAGAAGAGGCACAGCGCATCATCGCCAACATGATGTTTAATATGGGCTTGCCCAGAATGCGGCTTTTTAAGGCTATGCGCCAGTGCGTCAATGACAGAGACTGGGCTGGGGCTGCATTAGAAATGCTCGACAGCAAGTGGGCGCGTCAACTCCCGAACCGTTCAGAGAGACTAGTCAAACGAATGAGGGCTTTGGCTGATGGCTAAAGCAATTACCGAATACAAGATCATCCCGCGTCTGATGATGTTGGTTTTTACCGGGATGGCTTGGCAAGTTTGTGAGTGGTATATGGGTTTGGGTGCAGCGGCAACGACACAACAAACCGCGTTTGTTTCAACTATCGTCGGCGCCGCCACTGGTGCGTTCGCCGTCTGGATGTCACACGAGGGTAAGTAAATGCTTGAAGCTTTAATTGGGCCAGTCACTGGCCTGCTAGACAAGTTCATTGAGGATAAAGATCAGAAGGCCAAGCTGGCACATGAGGTTGCCACGATGGCGCAGCGTCATGCGCAAGAGCTTGCCAAGGGGCAGCTTGAAATCAACAAAGCCGAGGCGCAGCATCGCAGCATTTTTGTGGCGGGCTGGCGGCCTTTCGTTGGTTGGACATGCGGCGTTGCCTTGGCTTGGCACTTTGTCCTTGCGCCTTTCGTTATCTTTGCTAGCGCCTATGCCGGTGTGGCTTTGCCTGATCTGCCTCAGTTCGACATGAGCAGCCTGCTTACTGTATTGATGGGTATGCTTGGGCTTGGCGGCATGAGGTCATTTGAAAAGATGAAGGGCTTAACAAAATAAAGGGGCTTTCGCCCCCTTACCTATTCAACCACCCTGATCGTTCTGATCTTGCCGGGTGTGTGTGTTATGATGCCATCCTCCAACAGTCTTTCCAGTTGAAACCTGACGGCAGTTCTTG